TTAAAGTAGAAAATGTTTGAGAGTTCAAAATCTGTGTCAATAAACTATCTAGATGATAAACTCTATAGTTCTTTTGTGCTAACGAATAGAACTCTGGATGCGGTAATATAGTTGTTTTCTTAGTGCTACGGCCAAACCATTGCACTACGGGGACACGTCCTAACCCATGTTCACCTTCATTAATAATACCTCGCCCTTTATCACGAATGGTCCATTTTGTATCTGTCCATTCATAATAAACTGTTGAGCTACCTCCATTATCATCAGTAATAATCGTTCTATATTCGAATCTAATTATTCGACCTTTGTCATCCAGTTTCCAACCAGTCACATTACTAGGTTCAACTGAAGTTAAATACGGTAACCGTCTATCACGTACATTATCAGCCAAACTTTCACCAAATTCTGCTTCATTGTTAACAATGACATACACAACACCATACATTTTGGCAATCACAGCTTGTTGCTGAATGTATTCTTGTAATGATGTACCTAATCGATCGGCATCTGTTAAAAACACTTTGAATTTAGCCGTTTCTTTATACTCTCTTCGAATTTCATCATTAAAGATAGGATCTACATTCGCATTAATAATCGCTGCTGTATGATTAGAATAGCTTGATAACTTTTTACGGAAATTATAATTGTCTACGCTTTCTCTTGGATGCTGTTTTAAACCACGACCTAAAGAGAATATCCCGGACCCATAGTACGCATCATGTAATAACTGGTATGCATACTTCTGTTCGTTTGTAATAAACATATAATGAAGTTCCTCCTAATAAATATCAGAATTGATGGATTTAACCACAGCAAATTTCTCAAATGCATACCTCATAGCATCCATTAAATGGTTATTTTCATCTTCAGGCTTGCCTGTATACTTACCAAATCTATCTTTACCCCATTGGTATTGGCTGATTTCTGTAAGAAAGTTAACACATCTAGGGTGCACTATAATTTCATAATCCTGGATGCGTTGTATACCATTCAGAATACTATCTGCACCTTTTTTAGATGCCCGAGTTCGAGTCATTCCAAATCCTCTCAACTCGGCTATGCTTTTAGGCTCGGCACAATCAGCAATAATAGTCTCTTTCGCATATCCCAAACGCTTTACTCGTTCAGCTATTGCACTGTTAGTGAGAGCGTGTTCGTAGAGCTCATCGAACACATACAGTCGTCGTTCTGCAGAATCAACGACACCACAGAAGAGAGCTGTCGGGTCTGTAGTATAACCAAAATCCAAGCCGAATATAGCTTTGACTCCTGGTAACTTGCGTATTTCATCAATACTGAACTCTTGTTCTTTCCAGTTTTCATAAACCAGGCCCTCAACAACGCCCCAGTTGCCAAGCCCTGCTACTTGGTACCGCTTAGGGTTTTTCTTCATTTCTTCGAACAATACTAAGTCGGAGTTACTCAGGAACTCGTTACACAGGTAATTCGTAGTCATGGCTAGCACGTTTTCACTAGGCTCATCAAAGAATCGTTTCTTCAACCAGTGCCTATCGGACCACGGGTTAAAAGTTAAGACTACCTGGTGATACAAACCGTCAGGCAACTGGCCACGAATAGACTCATCCAGTCGGTCGAAGGCATCTTCACTCATAATCTCGTAAGCTTCTTCAATCCATAGCCTACACAGCGCCCCAACTTCAACAGTAATGGATGTTACCTTTAAAGGATCATCGAGACCACGAAATAGAATCTTCTGTCCTGTTGGAATATATGTTATTTCAAGTGGCGATACGGAACATTTGAAGTACCGCTCTACCTTTAACTGGCGCATAGCCCATTTGAGTTGCGCGAAACAACTATCTCGCAAAGTCCGTTCTGTCTTACGAACGACTAGCCAGTTTATACAAGGGTTCTCCATTATCTCCATAATAACTTTTAGAGACTGTGTAGAAGACTTCTTACTGGCACGACTGCCCTTGACTACTTTATAACGACCTTTGAACCGCCAAAAAGCACCGTATCCCTTGCCTACGATATCAGGCAAGTACACTCTGTTAGTCTGCAATATCGTCACCACCTACGATGAGTACAGGCTTAATATCGATAGTTGTATCACCGCTAAGTATTCTATGCCTTTTCGCCATGAGCTCCAGGGCTTTCAGCCTCGACTTCTCGTCAGGCGGTTTATCGATAATTCGAGCTTCAGAACATCCTTCTCCTGTGCCCTCGATTACTACTTGCTTTTCATTTGAGAGCCCCAGGGCAATTCGTGTTAACTCATACTCGACCTGGTGAGCCGTCATGATATTTTCGTTAAAGTAGGCATCACGGAGCTCAGCAACCCTTGCTTTGACGTCATCATTAGTCATCAGCCGACTGCCTTGCATCTTAGCTGTTTTTTCTGAGTAACCAGTTCGAATAGCGGCCTGTTTCGCATTCATATCCTTGATATACTCGTGACAAAACTTTTCATGTCGTTTGTTTTTTAATGCAGCCACTATCTCACCTCCTAGCTACTTTAAAACACCTTTATTTTGCTTATATTTACCGCATTCCTTATGAACCTTTGCTGTTTTTGTCTTTACTAACGAATGTGATGGTGCATACGATTTACACATATGGTCTATATGAATTCCATTAGCCTTGCACCAACCTTTCACATTATTAAGACACCGTCTCTTTTCACAATACACATCGGTCAATCGCATTCACCTCACTTACTCAAATTTGTATGCAAAAAGACCACCTAACCGTATAGATTAAGTGGTCTTTCGCTTTAGTGTTCTAGGTATTCACTGTGTCGTTGAGAGAGAGTAATTGTTTCCCTATTAACTCACACTATCATTATAAACTGTCAAGAAGGACAGGTCTAGGACAGTTTTGGGACAATTTTCAGGCTAGCTTTGTGTTAAGTCCAATAACACCCCAGAGCAATACAGATAACTCTTCAATTCCTCTAGCGATGTAACGTTTGATGGTACGAACATCTGGCTTTTCAGGAAATGATTCTGCAATCTCTTCTAAGGTTTCTCCATCAATATAATACCTGCGCATGCATTCGCAATATTTGAATTGCTTGCCGCTACACTTCTCAGCATAGATATCGAGCATGTTATTTACATGTCGCATCATCAATGCTGTTTTTTCTTTAGATTTAACAATCGCATTCACTTTCACAATGCTATTATCGTCAAACATATCAATCAACAGTTCATTGAGCCATATATCTTCGGCTTGTGTCGAATCCGAGATAGCATTGTCTACGTATGACTGTAATTGACTATAATGCTTTAATAGCTTGATCGTGTTGTGTCGAAGTTTACGACCTAGCTGTGCATTTTCTTGCTTTGCTAATTCATAGTAGGTTTTAGTAGCCACCTCAGTAGCCAACCTAGTAATTTTCTCAATTTCGCATTCATTCAAATGCATCTCCTCCTTTACGCTTTATTTTAGTCCGTATTGTGTTTTATTCCAGTTTCATGAAGATTCACTCATTAACGCATTAAAACGTTCTTATACATATGAAATTTTGTTTTTTATGGCTATTAGCGACTATAGGAATATACTCATATGTTCTGTGATATGTACAATCACAAAATCATCATCGTCATTTACAATCTCATTAGCCATAGTCCCGATAAATTTCCTATTATCGTTTTCTAGCACTCCTGCAGCTTGTAATCCATCAAGAATAAATTTCTTAGCAAAAGCTACGTTATCAGGATCATGCCTGGTTGATGAGTGCCATTCAAATAATAGGTCTACTTTGCCCTCAACTGATTCTATCTGTTGTGATAGACATTGTTCTTTGACTTGCTCTGTGCATTTCTTTTTCATAGCGGCGGCTGCTATAGTAGAACCACGCTCACAGTCAATATACTCATTTAACGTTGGGAACCGGTTATGGGCTTTCTTTCTAAACCTAAACTGACATCGCAGAAGAATCTTCATCGGTGTGACTCTCCATTGAATATAGCCTCTTCATATTCTCCACGTAAGCGGTCGTATATTCTTTGACTATAATTTTCTTCAGTCCAGGTCTCGCTATAATTCGTCGTAAGAATTATAGGCTTCATTCGGTTGTAGCGATCAATAATAACGCTTTCAACCTTAGATGCTACCCAGTCAGACTTCGAATACTCTGCCCCGAAATCATCAAGCAATAACAAGGGAATATTTCTAAGTTTTTGCTCATAGCTTAGATAGGCTACATTATCGCCCTTAGATAACGTAAGCATATTATCTAGTAGATTTGGCATTGAAATCATAAGGCATCCTCTGCCTAATTTCATGGCCTCTTTTAGAAGGCTAAC